GAAGGCTTTAGTTTAATTGTGTCTATAATACGCTCCTTCTTGAGTTCGCTCTGAATGAGTTCAAAGATCTCCTGAGGAATTTCAGTGGTTTCTTTCGCCTGAAACTGCGCTAACCACTCGTTCAAGTGGTTAATCTTTTTGTAAGCAAAGTACGAAATTTCGCGTGGGGGGTCCTTATATGAGGGCTTTTCTGAGTCAATCAAAATAAAGTCCTGGTATCCGCATTCAGGGCAACCGAGCAGTGCCTCATTCTGCGAAAAGTGCATTTCACTATCGCAGACAGGGCAGCAACCGTAGTCGGATTCGATACCCGAGCCAGGCATAATACCAGACTTGATTGCTGTAGGCTCAACAATAGATAAGTACTTTTCAAGCGCTTTATCACGACGCAAACCGTCAACTTCTGTGGCGATATCAGACGCCTTTGATTTTACACGGATAGGGCGCTTTTTAACAACAGGCTCGGCGCCTTCTGGCTCAGCAGATGACTTAAAATACGATAATACCGAGTTCGCTGGCGTGCGCAATTTGTTTGACTCGGCTTGAAACGAATTATCGCCGAACGCGATGCGCTGCTGTGTATCATAATATCCAAAGAGAATGTCACCGACATTCAAGTAGTAATTCAAAAAATCCTTATCGGATTCGATAGCAGCAATCTGTTTGCTCAAATCAGTTTCCCGCTCCAAACATTCTTTATGCTCATCGCTAAAGCGCAATTCAACTTTCCACGACGCTAGACGTTCTCTAAGCGTCGCCAAATCCCTTTTTAGGGTTGGCAGAGAGTCTTTGAGGTCCTGAAAACGCCGTACTTTTGAATTATGGAAACCTTCTAATGTAGTCAATTTATCGGCGCTATTAACTTCTGGTTCATCGTCCAACGACTGTAATGGTTGTAATAGTTCATTGAGCGAAAAGCCCGACATTGTTTATATGGTCTTTCTGCTTGGTTCTTGTTTAGGTGCGATGGACGAAAAAACGAGCCCCCGGGCTGCGTCCGCGAATCCTCCCGGCGAAATTTTTTTCACACCGTAAGTTATAAACAGATAATATGGGTGGCGGTGGTTTAATGCAGCTCGTGGCTTATGGCGCGCAGGACATCTATTTAACAGGCAACCCGCAGATCACCTTCTTCAAGGTGGTCTACCGTCGCCACACGAACTTCGCCATGGAGGCGATCGAGCAGACCTTCAACGGCTCTGCCAACTTCGGCAAGAAGGTAACGTGCACGATCAGCCGCAACGGCGACTTGATCCACCGCATCTACCTCCAGGCGACGCTCCCCGCGGTCACGCTGTCCACTGCGGACGGCTCTGGCGCCCAGTTCCGCTGGCTCAACTGGGTTGGTCACAACTTGATCAACAACGTCGAGCTCGAGATCGGCGGACAGAAGATCGACAAGCACTACGGCGACTGGCTCCAGATCTGGAATGAGCTCTCCCAGGAGCCTGGCAAGCAGGCGGGCTACGCCGACATGGTTGGCAACGTCCCCCAGCTCGTCAACCTGCTCACGCAGGGCGGCGAGGGCTGCGACGATGACTGCGCCCAGGGCGAGCCCAACGCCTCCTCTGAGGTGCTCAGCTGCGCGCCGGAGTACACGCTCTACATCCCGCTCCAGTTCTGGTTCAACCGCAACCCTGGCCTGGCGCTCCCGCTCATCGCGCTCCAGTACCACGAGGTCAAGATCAACCTCGAGTTCAACAGCATCAACAACCTCGTCTGGGACTTGACGGGCGGCTCTGGACACTTGGTCCGTGACCGCGTCTCCTCCAGCGGCCTCGTCAGCGCCTCCCTCTACGTAGATTACATCTACCTCGACACGGATGAGCGCCGCCGCTTCGCCCAGGTCTCCCACGAGTACCTGATCGAGCAGCTCCAGTTCACGGGCGGCGAGTCCGTGACGTCCAGCGCGAACAAGATCCGCCTCAACTTCAACCACCCGTGCAAGGAGCTCGTCTGGGTCGTCCAGCGCGACTCGTTCGTCAGCTGCGACGACACCGTCGTTGGCCCGTGGAAGGGTCAGCAGCCGTTCAACTACTCCGACTGGTGGGACCGGGCGGTGCTCGAGTCCGGCTACTCCGTCACGCGCGTCGAGGGTCTTGCCGGCAAGAACCCTGTAGTCACGGCGAAGGTCCAGCTCAACGGTCACGACCGGTTCACGGAGCGCGAGGGTCGCTACTTCAACTTGGTCCAGCCTTACCAGCACCACACCAACATCCCCGCGGTCGGCGTGAACGTCTACTCGTTCGCCCTCAAGCCGGAGGACCACCAGCCCTCAGGCACGTGCAACTTCTCCCGCATTGACAACGCCACGCTCATCCTCACGCTCTCCAACAACACGGTTGGTGCCGCGTACAGCGCGCAGGTCCGCGTCTATGCGACGAACTATAACGTGCTCCGCATCATGAGCGGCATGGGGGGACTCGCCTACTCAAATTAAGTGCGAAACCACCCAGTGGTTTCCCGGTGTTTCGTATATATTTATTTTATACAAACGCATTAATACGTAAAAATTGATAAAATATATTTCATATTCATACAGTATAACTATTTGAATATGGCTAATAAAGAAGGAAGAAAACCAGGACTAATTGATTACAGAGATGTATGTTATAATAAAAAAGACTATACAGTTGGCACAGTTTTATTTAATGGAGAACCTGTTGAGTTTATCATTGATAAGGACGAATTTTATAAAATTAATGGAATAGCGTTACATGTATCTTCAGGGGCGTATATAGCCTCCACATTTTACACAGAAGAACGAATCAAAAAGGAACTCTATATTCATAACCTTATAATGGATAGAGACTTATTTCAGGGAAAGGGTCAAAAAGAGACTGTAGACCATATCAATCGTAATGGATTTGATAATCGTAAAGAAAATTTGCGGATAGTTTCACAGGCAGACCAGAATATTAATCAGAAAAAAAAGAAACGTGGAGTTATTCTGCCTGAAGATTGCGGTATTAAATCCGAAGACATACCAAAACATATTTGGTATGTACATCCGAATGGATTACATGGAGATAGATTTGCCATAGAATTTAAAACAGAAGATATTCTTTGGAAATCTACAAGTTCTAAAAAGGTGACTTTGCTTGAAAAGTTAGAACAGGCAAAGACAAAACTTGCCGAGTTTTACATTAAATATCCATATCTTAATCCTACTTATGAAAGTGAGAAGATAGAAGAACTACATAAATCATTTAATGCTATATTATCGTTATAAAACCACCTCCCATTCTAGAAGATGCCCAGCAACGCGGACACCAGTAACGCCGCCCGCATCCAACGTCTAAAGGCGAAGACCATCGCCACGTATCACAAACTAAATCCCACCCCGAAGGGTACAGCCTACTCAATCAAGGACGCCTCTATACAAAATGAGCTGCGCGAAGGTGTGATTCCGTATTATCAGCAGACGGATACGCAGACACGCACACTAGTACAGGATTGCTGTACTACATGTGTACCGCCCGGTCAGGTATCAAACGTATACACAGAATATGTTAGCGGAACAAACGATTCAAACTGGGTATACAATCTTATATGGACCGCTGCCCCTAATGCTACATCATACACTGTAACTACGCCAACAACTGGAGCAGGTGTCTATTCTACATCAGGTACACAGGCGTATGTACATTGGAACCAAAGTGGGGACCCGCCCGATCCTACATTTATCATTACTGCCATCAACTCATGTGGTTCCAATCCTTACGTATACACCTTCCCCGCTTGCTTCCCCGCCGGCACCAAAGTTCACATTGCAGGCGGTAGTACAAAGAATATAGAAGACGTTCAAGTCGGTGACCTTGTTATCGGTGCCTTCGGTGAACACAACCCTGTTTTAGCCCTCCAGCATGTTCTGGTGGGGAATTCCAAGATGTACAAGATTAATGACGAGCACGTGACAACAGACCACCACCCCCACGTATCATATGATAAGAAGTTTTACACGATGGACATTAAAACAATTGAGAACAGTGTCTATGGCACCGATATGCCGGTTATTAATGCAGAAGGCAAGACTGAAATACGTCACTTGGATGGTCTAAAGAAAGGCAGAATTCAGAAACTCCTGCTAGGGCTCCCCTTGAAGACCATCGACGGCTCTCGTATTGTAACCAAGATAGAAGAGGTCCCCATGGACTTCGAAACCAAGTTATACAACCTGGTCACGGGCGGCAGTCACACGTACCACGCCGACGGATATGCGGTTACAGGCTGGCCCAGCGAAAAGGACTTTGATTATGATACCTGGTCACCCGTCTAATTTTTAAAAGCATTTATATGTCTACTGTTCCTAACAAAAGACATATTTCTATAAAATTGATTCGCGTTTAAAGATATTGAGTCTGATAAAGAAAAAATGCGGATTCTATCGCTGCTACTACTGGTTGGTACCAGTTTTGGCATTAGAAATCTTCAAGAGATTGACAGCACAGCAAGTGCTAGCGC